TCTGCGGGAAGCGGAGAACGAAGTAAGTGCTCCTACATTGTTTGATTTAATGGCTATATGATTATGAAACAATACAATAATTGGGAAGAAATAGACAAAGACACAGACGGACTTGTTACTTCATTGACTTACATTGTCCTCTTCGTAAATGATCAAGTTTATAATTACGCACTTAATATTTACGATAGTTGCCGTAATACTCCATACTACAGGCGTGGAGTAAAGAAGAACATAAACGAATTGAAAAGATTCATGGAATCGTACAATACAAACATTTGCAGGATTGCGAATGTCAATGTTGAAACGCTTGCGGTTATAACGCAAAGCATGGAAGACGATATTAAACCTCATATCGACAAATACGGGTTTGCCATAAGTCAGACGCTTTTAAATAATGGATGTTCAGGAGAACTGAACCATCTAATATCAATCGCTTCTACTATTGATATGTTATGCCAAACATCCAAGATTACAATACGTGATTTTTACATATCAATGCGAAAATTGGTCCCAATAGCTGTGAATCCTTTGGCTTGGCTGTCTATTGACAAAGCCATGTTTTACGCAAGAATGATAACGGATAATCTAACCCCAAAGGATGTAAGCATTAATTTGAACGATATACCTGCTATATCTACGGCATTTCAAGCTATTGCCAATAAAATGTTAAGTCCGGATGTGTTTGAAAAGGCGTTTAATGAATGCCTAACAAGATAGTGAAATGAAAAAGTTATTATACATAGACCTTTTTTGCGGTGCCGGTGGAACTTCTACCGGCGTGAACACAGCGCGTCTTCATGGCGAACAGTGCGCAGAAGTCATTGCGTGTGTCAATCACGATGCGAATGCCATTGCGTCACACGCTGCAAATCATCCGGACGCGCTTCACTTCACAGAAGACATCAGAACGCTTGAACTGTCACCACTTGTGCATCATCTTCAGAAGTGTCGCACGAAGAACCCTGACGCACTTGTTGTGCTATGGGCATCGCTTGAATGTACGAACTTCAGCCGTGCAAAAGGCGGTCAGCCACGTGACGCAGACAGCCGGACACTTGCAGAACATCTTTTCAGATACATCGAAGCAATAGACCCCGATTATATTCAAATCGAGAATGTCGAAGAATTTATGTCGTGGGGTGAACTTGATGAAAACGGAAAGCCGGTGTCAAAAGACCGTGGCAAGTCATATATCAAGTGGGTGAACAACGTGAAGAAATACGGCTACAACTTCACGCATCGCATACTGAACGCAGCAGACTTCGGCGCATACACATCGCGCAAACGCTTCTTCGGCATCTTTGCGAAGAATGGTCTGCCGGTTGTGTTCCCGAAACAGACACATTGCAAGACAGGTGCAGCAAGTTTGTTCGGCACAATGCCGAAGTGGAAGCCAGTGCGTGAAGTTCTTGACTTTGAAGATGAAGGCAAATCAATCTTCAGCCGAAAGAAACCGCTTGCAGAAAAAACGCTTGAACGCATATATGCCGGACTGATTAAGTTTGTCGCAGGTGGCAAAGATGCCTTTATGGTGAAATACAATTCGATGAACCAACGCGGAAAGTATGTGCCGCCGTCACTTGATGAACCCTGCCCCACTATCGCGACACAACAGCGTCTTGCACTTGCATCAGTGTCTTTTCTGTCAAAGCAATTCAGCGGTCAGCCTGACAGCAAGAACGTGTCTGTCGAAGAACCGGCAGGAACAATAACGACTATTGACCACCACGCATTTGTGAAAGCGCAATTTATTGTAAACTATCGCTTCAATAATACAGGCCATTCTATTGAAGACCCAGCACAAACGATATGCACGGTAGGTCAAATTGGTGTTGCATCTTGCAGTTTCATCGCAAATGAGTATTCGGGCGGTGGTCAGCTTTCAAGCATCGAACAGCCCAACCCGGCTGTGCTGACGAACCCGAAGCAGAAACTTGTCACCGTGAAGCAGCACTACTTGATGAACCCACAATTTGCGTCAAATGGCGGTTCTGTCGATAAACCGTGTTTCACGCTCATCGCAAGAATGGATAAAATGCCGCCATATCTTGTCACGACTGAAACCGGCGAAGTCGCTATTGAAGTCTATGAAACAGACAGTCCTATGACTGTCAAAATCAAAGAATTTATGGCACTTTACAACATCATAGACATCACTATGCGTATGCTGAAGATTGATGAACTGAAGCTGATAATGGGTTTCCCGAAAGACTACGAACTTATTGGCACACAGGCAGACCAAAAGAAATTCATCGGCAACGCAGTTGAAGTGACTATTGCCAGGAAGTGGTGCGAAGCACTATGTGAAGAAATATACAATCGTAAAATCAAACAATTAGCATAATTATGAACCGGAAAATCAAATTCAGAGGGCGTATAACTAAATCAACCGAATGGGTTTATGGGTCTCTTATTGTTTATCCTGATGGGGAATACAACATACTTTCTCAACGAAAAGAAAATTCATCTAAGATGGATGATTGGTGCGTTGATAAACAAACCGTTGGCCAGTTCACGGGCTTGTATGACAAAAATGGACAAGAAGTATATGAGGGGGATATTGTTAAAAGAAAAATTATAAAAAGTGATTTCTATCCTGAACAATATATGCCTCACATAAAGGAACAACATGAGACAAAAAGATGGGTTGAATCTCAAACGGGAGTTATAAAAATGTGTCCAGAAATACGCTTTGGGGAGGAGTTTATAACTCGGATGCCTAAGCAAAAAGATATAGATAATGGTATTATTGATAATTTTGATTATGAAGTCGTTGGTAACATATACGACAACCCAGAACTACTGAAAGGAGGCACGAAATGATTAAGGCTTTAATATGGGCGATAATATCGCTTTTGATGCTATTTGTCATGACATCTGGAATATCTATTCAGCTCAAACCATTTCGTATAGACATTACTTATCCATATTTCGGATTAGGAATTGTATTGACCGCCATAGGGCTTACCCTGTGTATCGGATCAGCGTACTACTATGGAATCTCAAATAACCAATACAAAGATGGCTATAAGAAAGGATTTCATGCCGGCGTTGAATATGTTATAGAATTTGCAAAACAAAAAAAGAATGAAGAATGAGCATAAATAAAGTAATCCTTCTCGGTTATACCGGCAAGGATCCTGAAGTGAAAGATGTTGCCGGGACAAAGGTCGCCAATCTATCGCTTGCTACCACGGAGAAGGGCTATACCCTTCAAAACGGGATCCAGGTTCCAGACCGCACGGAATGGCATAGTCTTATCTTTTGGAAAGGTCTGGCCGAGGTCGTAGAAAAGTATGTCAGGAAGGGTTCTCAAATCTATATCGAGGGCAAGATCAAGACCCGGCAGTATGAGGATAGAACGGGATCAAAGCGGTATGTGACAGAAATATTTGTTGATAAGCTGGAGTTATTGGGAAGTAGACTTGCCCAGCAAGAAGCCAGTCCACAATCGAAACTCTATCAACCTGAACAATCAAGAGAAGATCTTCCATTCTAAAAAATACAAGAGGCAACGCCCCGAACCACCAGTAACGTTACCTCCCCACACGATTATTTAGTACAAATATACTATTTACTTCTAAATAATTGTGCCATGTTTTCAGAAATTGCGGAAATAAAATCAATTAGAGAGCAGAAATCAAAGTTATCGGAAAGGGAAAAAGAGCTGACAGAACCTATATTGACGGACCTTGATATGATAGGAATGTTATATCGGTGGTTCCAAGAGATTATTTCTCAAAAGGAGATATTTAGGTCAGGGAATGTTACCCAACGAAAGAAATTCATTTTTATCATCTTGTTTTTGTATTCTCCGAGTACCCTTGCCGGAGGAAAGATGAAAAATGGCCTTCGAGATAAGCTGGCGGAGGTTTTAGGTGTAAATGCCCAGACAACCATATCCAATAACCGTAATAACTTGGTTTTCTCTTACCAGCTGTACAAGTATTTCCGGCAAGATGTGGATTGGATATATGGGGAGATGATGGAAAGGATAAAGCCGGAGAAGTAGGTCGGCTTCGTTAATTGTTAAAAGCAACAAATATGTTACTGTTTTCTTTGTGGTTACTTTTGTGGTTGTAACAAAAACGTTATATTTGTGGCGTCAATTAAAAAGTTCTTTGATTTTATGAAGTATTCAGAGTTTTACAAATTGATTGAATCAGCAGGCTGGACAATCAAAAAGGGGACGAACCATTACAAATATGTTCATCCCGACTTTGACTACTTTATCCCTGTCGGTAGGCATCCGGCAAAAGAGATTCCAAACGGTACTCTTGATAGTATGATGAAAAAGGCGGGGTTAAAGAAGTAAAAGGACTGCACCCACTTCGGTGGGTGCTTTAATTGACGAAATTAAAAATGGCACGATTATGAAGAAGATTAAGGCGATTATCGAAAAGGCGAATGATGGAGGTATTTCTATTTATTCGGAAGACGTGAACGGCGCGTATGGTTTCGGTCTTACGGAGCAGGAAGCCAAAGATGATTTCCTGTCTGTACTGGAAGAACAGGCTGAATATTACAAAGAGAAACATGGTGAGTTTCCTGTGTGGTATAAGTCTGGCTATTCTGTTTCGTATATTTATGATTTGAGTGGATTCTTCGAGGCATTCCCTTTCATAAATGCCAGTAAGTTTGCAAAGGAAATTGGATTGAACGAGTCCGTTATGCGAAAATACAAAGGAAAGATCGTTACAGCTTCCGAAAAGCAAAAGGCTATAATCCAAGAGGGGTATAATAATATCCTCAAAAGAATGGAAGCTGTCAGATTCTGATATTCCAGCCGTGAGGCTCTGATATAAAATCGAGAACTAATTGACAAAAGTAGGCGCATCGTTTTGGGTGCGCCTTATTTATTGTTTGTTTAAGGTATTGCTTTCGGATAAATATATACAAGTAAAATAAGGGTTAGTCATAGAGAATGAGGGAATAGTTAATCAGAACTACCTGTTTTAATTTTAATTAAATGTAATTTGATTTCCAGTCTGTTTGTTGATTTGCATTTTTATTTCATGGAATATGTTGGCGCAATTTGTGAGACTTTCATTTTTTGACAGTACTTGATCTGCAAAAAGAATGTTGTATTCACAAATACTATCGTATAGAGCTTTCGAGTGCTTCAAAAGGGGCAAAAAATCTCTGATGGATTTTATATTTAAATATTCTTTTTTTATATATAAATGAAGAAGGGGATCTATAGATTTTTTTATTATAAAATCAATATTGGTTTTGTTTTCCTTGATTTTTTCGTTATAGGAGTTTATAATTTCCCAAATGGGTTTAGCCAATATCGTTAATCGTTGATTCTTTTCTAGATCTATTGCTAAAAATACACTTTCATTTTGTATTTGTTCATTTATTTTTAGTATTTCATTTGATGGCATGGTTATATATTGATGTGAATGGTTTGAGTAATCATTATCGAAACTTTTGAATAGATCAGATATATAATCTAAATGAGGATGTAATTTGATGTAATACTTTTCATCGATTTTAAACTCGTAGAAAGCGTCAAAAACATAATCAACATTTAAACTCTTAATCCTAATAGCTTCGTCTATGGTATTGATTTTTAAAATACTATGTTCCCACGGTCTTTTATGAACAGATTCATTATATTCTTTAATATATAGAACCTTTGTTCTACATTTTTTCTCAATATTATCTAAAGTAAGGGCGATGGCTTTAAGTAATGATCTTTTTTTCTCTTCTTCTTTCTCTTTTTCATGTTTTATTCCTCTCTTAAAGACAAATATAGCGACTCCAGCCCCTAAAAGTGATCCAAATAATGTGCCTATTATATTAAGCCAATCTTTATATGTCATATCAGCATTTGGAGTATCTGTTACTTTCTCATAAATTTTATTTATAACCTGTTTATTTTTTGCACTTAATTCATATTGCTGTTTAAGAATGTCAGTCTGTTCGTCGAGTTTTTTATTGATCGAAATACAGCATTCAATGTCTAATGGGGTGGAGACATCTGCATGTATGGAAAAGACAAGTGTAAAAACAAAGATTAAAAGTGATAATAATATTCTCATGATAGTAATAAGTTTAACAAGTTCCCAAAAGTACTTATTTTGTATGACTCAACCAAGCAGATCCTTTGAAAATTTGTACACGCAAGAAAGAAGTATATTATATTTATTATTATTATTTGTGTCGCTTGCTGTGTCTACCTTGTGTCACTTTGTTGTGTAATGGGCTGTATTTTAAAGCGTTATCTGTGTCTATTCTGTGTCGTTTGCTGTGTCAACATTGAAGGTAAATTGTTAAAATACAGGTGCTTATCTGTGTCGTTTACTGTGTCGCTTTTTTATTGGGGTATGTCAGTGAATGATGTAAAGTGTTGATGAATAAAGTTGTAGCTGTGTCAAAGAAAGTAAGCCGGAGAAATCCGGCTTACTTTAATATATGGCTATTTATTGTATCGGCTTTTATAAGGTTCTACCAAATGTTCCGTAGAAATAACAGATACGTCAAACCAACCATCTGTAACTTCGTTAAACAATACCGTTTTACATATAGGACATACCGCTTCCTCACGTTCTTTACCTCCAGGAACTCCCATCCTATATTCTGAAACCTTGATTGTCGCGCCACAATGAGGGCACTTTCCTTCACCTCTATCACTATACATAATCACCTCCTATTTTATTAGGTTTATAATTTATCTGCTAACTTCTTAATATCATCTTTACTATTAATCACATGTGTATCCTTACCGATCCGGACGGCTCCGACTACTTCGTCAGAAGACTTATCGAATAGCTCTGTAACAGGAACACCGAGGGCGTTGGCGATTTCTTCTAAACGTCCGATGGTCGGATTTCCATTTATAGACTTAGACAATCCAACCTCTGTTAATCCAAGTTGCTTTGCAAGGTCTTTCAACATGATACCTTGCTCTCGACAAATATCCTTTATTCTTAAATCCATAATTATACATATTGTTTAAGTGCAAAAATATCTCATTTTTCCATATCTGTATAAGAAATGCGACAAAAATATACAGAAAGTTTATTTATTAACATATATTACACAAATAGATTTGGTTGTGAATTAAACAATCTGTTATATTTGCGGTGTAAAATTAAACGATTTGGATAATTCAATTAAATATAAAGGTTATGACAAACATTGATAACATGAACAACGAACTGGCAGCGTTAGCCGCCATGAGTGAGGCAGAAGCCTGTAAGCTCTACAATGTAGACTACAAAGACGAGGCTATTCAGTATATAGTTGATTATTGGACTTGCATAGCTTGAGAACAGATAGTAATAACAATTAAAAGATATATGATTATGGCAACATCAGTAATTAAACAGAGAACAATAGAAAAGTTCATCATGTCAGAATTTGCACAAGGTAACTTAGATACACAAGAACAAGTAGCCTGTATGATTATCTTGATTCAGAAGAAGCTGAATATGTCAGTAGAACAGGCTGGTGACTTCGTAAGAAAGGCAATAGGTATTAACGCTTAAATACATACGATTATGAAAGCAGATTTAGTTTTAGTTATTAGCCCAGAAACATCACTGATGAAACAATTGGGCAAAGTATTAGGCAAGTTATGTTCTATGTGTGATTTTTCTACCATAGAAAGAGGCGAAAAGTATGTCACGATACAACATGATGAAACCGGGCTTGTAGTGGCTTATACGAGTGAAGAACGGTTGAATGTGAAACATTAAATAAGATTGATTATGAACTCAATAAACGAAAACGGTTGCAGCGTATGCCAGCCCGGTAAAGAGAATTATACTACCTACAACACCAAGTTGCGAGGTAAGAGAGTGAGAATGTATCAGTACGACTACCGTACTGAAAGCGGTGAATTGTTTTCTTGTTGTGCACCTACCTTAGAAGCATGCAGAGAAAGACGGGACAAATGGCTCAATTCGCAACAATAAGTCGATTGTTGCGTATAGCGGTTGAAGATATTTCGTTATCTTTGGTTGTGGTAGTACCTTTGGGATACTATCTTTTATAGAATAAATTTTATAACGATATAGTGATATGAAAATTGATTATAATGGTCAAGAGATAGAAGCGTATTCGCTCATAATGACAAAAGAAAACGCTTTAGATATTTTGAATGGCAAAAAGAGCATAGAAACACGTATGCTTAGCGTCAAATATGAGAAGATGTTCACAGACTTTGCTCAAGTTGACGAAAATGAGAAATTGAGAAAAGCTGGACGCGAGCAAGAATGTCAACCTATTTTAAGGACTGATATAGAAGCTATTCATTTTTACAGTACTGGTGCACCATGGACACTTGATGTCGCTATTGATGAAATTGGTATAGGCGAAATAACAGAAGAAGGTATTAAGTTCATGCATGATGAATTTGATTTCCATGATTTTGATGAACAATTAAAAGAGTTCAAGAAGAATCCACCGAAAGAGTTGCCATTATTTTACTACTTACATATTTGTGAAATCATAAGCCATTCAGGTTTGAAATAATATAAACCACTTGGGTGGCTTTGCTTATTAGTAAAAGGATTGTTTAATTTAAAATTTAAGATTATGCCAGAAACGTATGCAACAGATGCAAGTGGTCGAAAGTATCGTACCCGAAAAGATTATGAAGCCGGACGATTTCAATCTATGGGGCGAAATGCAGCTCAGCGAGCAGGAATTAATCGTAGAGCAGGCGGTAGAGTTGTCTAAGAATGGATAAAGCAATAGACATAATTAAAGAAGTTGCTTTAAAGGCTGACAGGGTTATATTGTTTCACTCGGCATCGGGCAAGGACAGTATAGCCCTTTTGGACCTAATATCACCTTATTTCAAAGAGGTCGTTTGTACCTATATGTATGTTATAAAAGATTTATCTCATATCAATCGTTATATAAATTATGCTTGCAGTAAATATCCAAACGTGAAGTATATTCAGATACCTCACTTTGCGGTCTATTCATTTAGACGGATAGGATATCTAGGATGTATCAAAAATGAGAAGCAGAAGTTGTACAATATGGCGCAACTTACGGATATTGTAAGGGAGAAATATAATATCGAATGGGCCTTCTTTGGATTTAAGCAGTCTGATTCAATGAATAGGCGTTTAATGTTGCGTACATATAGGTTGAACGGTATTAACGAAGTGCAAAAGAAGTGTTATCCCTTATCTGAGTATCGGAACAAAGATGTATTGGAGTACATTAGTCGAAAAGGTCTAATCAAACCCGAATCATACGGAGGGAAACATCAATCATCCGGCACTGACATAACGGATATTAATTACTTGTTATTTCTTCGTTCTAAATATCCAGTTGATTTACAAAAAGTTATAGATGAATATCCTTTGGTAGAACGGAAATTATTTGAATATGACTATGAAAGAGCTAAAACAAAGTGAAACAAGGATTATAAAACGCTCTCAAATGAATCTTAATCCGATTAACCCTAAAAGGCATTCGGACGAGAAAGTAAAGCTGCAAAAGAAAAATTTGCAGAAAGTTGGTTTTCTTGGTGGTATTGTATGGAATGAGAAATCCGGGAATCTGATTGACGGGCATCGAAGGATTAAGGCTATGGACTTGCACTACAAATACGATGGTACATCTAAAACGGATTATGATGTAAAGGTTGAAGTCGTAGCTCTTGACGATAAGGCTGAGAAGGAACAGCTTACATATATGGCAGTAGGGAACACGAAACCGGATATAGACCTTATAGCTGGTTATATCTCTGATATAGATTATACGGATGTGGGATTGGATATTGGGGAGCTCAACGATATTCTTTCTATAAATACAGCTATTCCTTCTTTCTCAGATTCTTTAGATGATCTATTATCTCCTGTATCATCGTTCGATGAAATAGAAAATCCTGTAATGGATGAAAAGACGTACGAAGCTAAAAAAGAACACATGAAATTCATCAAACAGCAGGTAAAAGAATCCGCAATAGAAAGACAACAGAATGAAGAAGCTTTTATAACATTATCTTTTTCTTCCTATGAAGCTAAAGATAACTTTTGTGACTTACTTGGCATTAGCACAGATGATAAGTTTGTCAAAGGAGAGGAAGTGTTGAAATTGATTAAGTGACGAAAGTAACAAATACGCGCGCCCGTACGTAAAGATATGGCAAAGAAACCTAATATAGACGATTTTAGGAAGATTCTCCGCAAATCTGGTGGAAATCTAACCAAGGTTGCGGCTACGTTTAAAGTAGCTCGGAAAACAATATACCAATGGGCGAAAGAGGATGTTGAGTTTAAAGATGCCATATCAGATGAGCGTGGAGCTTTGGTTGATGAATGTTTGGTTTCTGCCCGTGTTCTTGCATTGGGTATTCCCGAAAAGGATGAAAAAGGAAATTTTATTGGCTGGCGTGAACGTCCAGATGGCTATATGATTCGTTATTTGCTTTCTACATTAGGAAAGAGCGAAGGTTTTGGGGAAGAATCAGAAGACGCTGATATTCCAACAGACATAGAGCACGGCATCAACATTGATTCATGGATTAAAGACAAGTTGAAATGATAGTACCTCAAGAAATTTACCATCCATTATATGAGGATAAGGAAAAATTTATAATTCTTATCACCGGTGGGCGTGGTAGCGGTAAGTCTTTCAATGCTTCTACATTCATAGAACGTCTTACTTTTGAAATGACTCCTGTAGAGAAGATAGTTCATCAGATTCTTTACACCCGTTACACGATGGTTTCTGCCGGTATGTCTATCATCCCCGAAATGATGGAGAAGATAGAACTTGACGGAACAACAAAGTATTTCAAAACTACCAAGACGGACATAGTCAACAATATGACTAAAAGCCGTATCATGTTCCGGGGTATCAAGACCTCTTCAGGGAACCAAACGGCAAAGCTGAAATCCATTCAGGGTATTACAACTTTCGTATGTGATGAAGCTGAGGAGTGGACAAGCGAAGAAGAGTTTGACAAGATAATGCTATCCATTCGTAAGAAAGGCATTCAGAACCGGATTATCATTATAATGAATCCTTGTGATTCCAACCACTTCATCTATAAAAAGTATATCGAGAAAACTCACAAATTGGCAGAGATTGATGGCGTACAAGTTCAAATATCCACTCATCCGAACGTACTTCATATCCATACCACGTATTTTGACAACTTGGAGAACCTATCACCGGAGTTCTTAAAGGAGGTTGAGGACATGAAGGCGAATAACCCAGAAAAGTATGCTCATGTAGTTATTGGGCGGTGGGCTGATGTCGCGGCAGGTGCTGTGTTCAAGAAGTGGGGAATTGTGGATGAGTTTCCAGCTTGGGCAAAGAAAGTGGCTATCGGGCAAGACTTCGGTTATACACATGATCCGTCCGCTTCCATACGGTGCGGAATTGTGGATAATGCCCTATATCTGGATGAAGTGGATTACCGTACAGGACTGCTATCTTCTGACATTATCAAGACTCTTCGTCCGTGGGGCTTGAAGGTAATTGCCGATAGTGCAGACCCTCGTTTGATTCAAGAGGTACATAACGGAGGCATTAGAATATATGCTGTCGAAAAGGGTGCCGGATCTGTAAACGCTGGCCTTGACAAGATGAAGAGCATGGAGATATACATTACCAAACGCTCGTATAACTTACAAAGTGAGTTTAGAAAATATGTTTGGGCGAAGGACAAGGATGGGAATTACATCAACGATCCAGAAGACCATGACAATCACGGTATAGACGCGGTACGTTATTATGTCTTGGGTGAGCTTCTTGGCAAGATTCAGAAACCGAAAGATTTAACAGGAATATTCACACACTAAAAATATAAGCTATGCCATTGTTGAGTTTAGAAGAAATATTAGCATTGTCCGACATCGGGCAGAAGATAAACTACCTGAAGAAAGGTAGGAAGACCGAACTCCCAGACCGTTGTAAACTTTGGGACGACTGGAATCCCGAACGCCATGAAATCATGGTTGATAAAGAGAAATACCCGGATAGAAAGGTTCTTGAAAAGGATGCAGAAAAGGTCTTTGATGAAAAGACTGGTAAGACCTATGAAATCGAAGCACAATATAAGACTGAACCGGTAAACCGTATTTCTATCCCTTTGGAGCAAGATATTGTCAACATTCAAACAGCTTTTACGGTCGGCACAGAACCGTCTATGGATTGCACTCCGACTGATGATGATGAAAAGAAGCTGCTGGATGCGGTAAAGGCTGTATTCAAGTCCAACAAAATCAAATATCAGAACAAGAAGATTGTCCGTGCCTGGTTATCCGAACAGGAAGTTGCCGAGTATTGGTATGTCACTGATGATGATTCGTTCTGGGCGAAGTTCTGGAAGAAAGTAAAGACTACTTTCGGGGGCAAGGTTAAGCCTACCAAGAAGTTGAAAAGTGTATTGTGGTCACCATTCAGAGGTGATAAACTTTATCCGTTCTTCAATGATGAAGGTGATTTGGTTGCTTTCTCTCGTGAGTACAAGAAAAAACTCATGGATGACTCGGAAATTACCTGCTTTATGACTATCACAGACAGAATGGTCTATCAATGGGATCTGTCTAAGGGTTACGAGGAAAGAACTTCTTTCGTCCATGGATTCTCGAAACTGCCGGTTATCTACGCTTATCGTCCCGAACCTTATTGCAAAAAGATAAAGACTTTTCGGGTCCGGTTGGAGAAATTATTATCCAATTATGCTGATTGTATAGACTACCATTTCTTTCCGCTGTTGAAGCTAATTGGTGATGTAGAGGGTTTCATGGGTAAGGTTAAGGATAGAATGGTTAAACTTACAGGTGAGGGTGCGGATGCTCAGTATCTGACATGGAATCAGGCAAATGACACCGTAAAATTTGAGGTAGAAACCCTCTTTGAGAAAGCATATTCTATGACGAATACACCGCAAATCAGTTTTGAAAAGTTGAGCGGTGCTGGAAATGCCTTGTCGGGAGTGGCTTTCGATTACGTATTCCTTTCGACACATTTGCAAGTTCAAAATCATGCCGAGGTGATAGGTGAGTTCTTGCAAAGACGTGTAAACTTCATTGTCTCTGCTTTAGGCTCTATAAATCCATCTGAATTTAACAAAGCATCTGAAACGATAGATATTGGTACAGAAGTTGTTCCGTATCGCCTTGACAATTTAGAAGATAAAGTCAATGTAGCTGTAAAAGCTGTGTCGGGTGGTGTATGGTCACAACGACATGGGGTAATGTTCGCTGGAAATATTGACCGCATCGAAGAAGAAATTGCAGAGATAAAAGAAGAACAAGCAGCAAAGAATGAGCAAATCGGAAATAAAGAACAGAAAAATGCTTCTTAGTCAGAAAAATTACGAGGTTTATAATTTTAGTATAAGAAAAATAGAATGGTTAGCGGTAATTCTTCGGAGTTACCGCTATTTTTATATTCATAGTAAAATAACGAATAAATGCTTTGATAATATTCGTATTATTACTATATTTGCATGGTAATTAAGTCCAAAGCGTTATGAGTTACAAATCAGTTAAAGACGTTGTAACTATGTTGCAAGAAAACGGTTTTGTTCTAAAGAGTCAGAAAGGTAGTCACATGAAGTTTGAGAAAGACGGCAAAGTGGTTATTGTACCGAATCATAACAGCAAAGGCGTTGAGAAAGGCACTTATTACAGCATTTTGAGACAAGCGGGGCTAAAGTAGCCCCCTTGTTCTCTTAATTAAAAAAGGAGGTAATATGAAAACAGTAGAAGTTATTGTAGAACACGCAGGAAAGAACTTAAGTGCTTATATTGAAGATGCTCCTGTCATTACAGTCGGTAACGACATGAAGGAGTTGGAAGATAACATGAAGGAGGCTATCGAATTGTATTTGGAAGATAACTCTAATCCTTGTGAGGTGCTTTCTGGAGAATTTGAGTTAAAGTTTAAGATTGATGCTGCTACTTTTATCAACTATTACAGTAATATCTTTACTAAGGCTGCATTGAGCCGTATTACAGGAATCAATGAACGCCAGTTGTGGCATTATGCTGCCGGAGTTCACAAACCTCGCAGGCAGCAGTTAGAGAAAATTCAGAGGGGTATTCAATCATTGACAAAGGAGTTATCGGCTATAAATTTGTTATAGTATGGTGGATGTTAGAGAATTGAAAATTGGTAATTATGTCTATTTACAAAATAGCAAAACTCCATATAAGATAACAGAAATAGGATATAGTGAGATTGAATATCCAAAATATGAAGCGAGTGGAATATCATCAGAAGCGGTATTTCGTACCTATGTAGAGAACCTTAATCCCATTCCTCTTACAGAAGAACTGTTGTTGAAGTGTGGATTTGAAAAGCATAAATGGGGAGTTGTCACTTATTATAGTCCCTTGTTTGAGTTGGACGCAGATTTCCATTTGAAGGGAGTCGATTACAATATACAAGTGAAATCCCTCCATCAACTTCAAAACCTGTATTTTGATTTGACAGGTCAAAAATTAGAAGTAAAACTTTAGGCATACTATCTTACTATATTTTAGGCGTGATTCATTCGGTTTCACGCCTTTTTTTGTCATATTTATGACAATAGTCTGATTGTCGTATATAACTATCCTGATTATTTCTCATTCTCTTTATTAAGATCGAATTTTACCGTAGAAATTTATAAATCAAATTCATACGGTATGACAATCTTAGAACAAATCTTAGCAGGGCTACAACAGAAATTCGCAGGGGTGGACACTGCTATTCTTACCCGCATTGCCACTAAGAAGGCAGAGGGTGTAACGGACGAGACAAAGGTAAACTCCATTATTGAGGGTATCAATTTTTCGGACGTGCTTAATTCCTATGGTGATTTCCGTGCCGGGGATGCTTCCAAGACCGCAGTTTCCAACTACGAGAAGAAACATAACCTTAAAGACGGTAAGCCAATCGAGACTACCACAACCACTAAAACGGAAGAGAATAAAG